TTATCTATAGTATCAGTTTCCTCAAAAACGTTAGCCTTTTTACCATGCGCTAAAACTTGTTTAATATAAGATGAAGATCCACCATATTTAGCCACATTAGGTACCATTATTTTCTCAATAAATTCCTTAGATGTACGTTCAAATCTCCACTGGCCTGTCTCAGGATCCTTATAACCTACATCATTTCTATCGGCTATATTATGATCCTCATTCGTACCCTCCCTAAGCATTCTCAAATATACTTCTGTAATTTTGCTATCCATAACTGTATTGTATTAGAGTTCCTTATACCTGAATATCATCAAGTGCAGCTTTAGTTGAATCAACACCAAGCTCAAGGAAGTTTTCAATTTGACCAGCAATGTCCTTAGGATCTAAGATATCTAGTTGACCTTGAAGTTCTTTAGCTATACGACCTTCACTATCATCTGGTACATGTAAGAAAGCCTTAACTAAAAGACCAACGAGATACTTCTCACCTTCTGATGTCATAGATGCTGGAGCAGGGGCTGGTGGTTGCTCAGCTGTATCTGTTGCATCCATTTCATCAGCCTCTACGAGACCAAACTTTTTAAATATTTTTAATGTCTTATTCATTACTTTATTGTTTTTGCTATGGCTGTAACTTTCTTTGCAACCTTGTTATACATATCACCAAGTGCCTTATCAATAGACTTTTTAGGATCCTTTCCAATTATTCTCTTCTTTGGATCCTGTGTTAATGAACCTGCAATCTCAAGTGCATCTTTTTGATCTTGTGTAATAATACCCTCTTGATCTTCAACATCTGGCTTCTTAACATCTACAATTTCAAATTTAATCTCTGTCCCATCATCAAGATGTAAAATACAATTATCATCAAATGCTTTTGCATCACACTTATATCCAGCTTTCATTAGGATTCTCTGAACCTGTCTTTTAGCCTGTGTAATGGCATCAACATCTTTTTCAGGGGTATGACTATCAACTCCCTCGAGGAACTTACTTTGCATGTGTATATTTATGGCAAAAGAGAGAATTTAACACGCGCATTTTCTGTAAATTCCTTCTCAACCCTAGTAAGTCCTGTAGTTTTAAGGAACTTTTTGAACTTCTTGAAGCAAACTGCACTGGAATCCTCTCTCTTAACTACTTTATACTTTAACTCTCTTAAAAATGCATCGAATGATATTGTATCATATACAATTGTTGTTGGTAATGCATTAAATATGCGCTTAACAAGCATATTCTCTACAGGATACTTAATGTACTCACGATAATAGAAAATCTTCTTAGTATCTGACTCTTTACATACATTAATAATTTGATTAAGCATGCAATGAGTACCTATTCTATTTTTATCTCTNTTACTTATCTTANCTAACTCATTTTCTNCAATATAATAATTGTAATCTTTGCAAGACTGAACAAGAGCTGGTTCTAAATCTATATANTCAACATTTTGAATGTCATCAAAGTAACTGTTTTTCATATTAGTTAAAGAGGTAGTAGACATATCAAATATTTATACAGATGTTCCTTATAAATTAGGTATTGGTTGAGATAATTTAACTTTTCCTAAGCGAATGTTTATAATGCCATTGTAATAGTCATCTCTAAGCAGTACTTCTTCTTTAAATTGTAGCAGGGTTTCTAAATATGCAAGCTCACTCTTGGATTCACACCAAAATAATATTTCAAATTTAAAGCTTTCCTTTCCTAACTCAGTAATATCTCTGTTAAGCTCCTTAGATGAGGATGTATAACTCTTCCAATCAGTCTCAATCTCAGATATACGTCTATTCTTCTTACCCTTGAGTGGTGGCCTCTTCTTTAACGTAAGACATTGCTTCTTACCAATGTACTTTCTATTATCAGTAAGGTTAGTTATCTTATAGACAAAACCATACGGAAGTATTTCCTCTGTTAGAAGTCCTTCCCAATGTCCTAAATCAGTCATTGCTAAAAATATCCTTTATATACTTAGGTGCAGTATCAAGATCTAAAAATTTAACTTTCACTGTCTTATCACCTCTTATAGCTTTTACAACTCTATGCTGTCCATCAAGTACTTGAGTATATATACCTTTATAAATACTAACAACAATTGGATAACTTAAATCTGCTTTGCTTATTCTATCTTCTTGCCTTTTTACTTTTATTAACAAAGATTCAAAAGATCTTGCATCTATAACTTCTTCAGCTGAAGTATAATCTAGTATCTCTAACAAAGAAATATCTCTCATACCATTACTCCAATATGTATCTTTAATATTAGCCATTATTAATTTCGTAGCAATCGCAATGCTCACAATCTGGTCCGCACTTACATTCACTTACTGGCATTCCGCAGCAAGCATCAGGACACATTTCTTCCTCTGCATCCTCACCCTTTAAGAAGACTCCATTGATACCCTTATTATCCTTTTCCTTTTTACCTACAGTGCCTTTCCTAGTTTCAACTTTACCGAGAGGTTTAACTATACGAGAGTCATTCGGAGCATAAATATGATCTCCTTGCTTATCCTCTCCAGTTACATCTGTAGATCTAATTCCAGCAACACTAGTAGTAATATTCTCACTAAAATATTGCTTAAAGGTTTTAGTTGATTTTGCCATACTAGTATTTATACTCAAATTGTGGAGAAGCTATTAAAATATATGGATGAGGTTGCTAAGGATCTTGTACTTGATGACTTTAACATAAAGGAAGTAACTCTAAGACTACCTGCAAGGAAGCATTATTGGGTAGCTCAACTTATTAAGACTAAGATTTCACGCAATCAAACATTTGCAAAGAAACGAGAGCTAAAGAAAAACATTACAAGAGAAGTAATTGCTACTTCCCCTGTGAAACTTACTCAATCAGCAGCAGAGCAAGCAGCAGAAAGGCACGATACTCTTGCTGAGCTAAATAATAAGATAAGAGAGTTTGATGTTATTATTGAATATCTAGAGAAGGTAGAGAAAGTAATGTCACAGATGGGATTTGATGTAAAGAATGCAGTTGATATTATGAAGATGGAACAAATGTAATGATATCGTTTGATTATAAGAAACCAACTACAAAGACACCATGCAAATTGGTGATGAAATGTACTGATAAAGAACTATTTGATCAGATACGTGAAAATTTTAGTGTAGAGAATACAGGTGCTAGGTTTGCAAGAAGGTATGCACGATTTGCACCACAACGTAAATATGTAATTACACCTACAGGTACTTGTGAGTTAGGTCTATATTGGTCAATTAGACAGTTTCTGATAAAGAATCAAATCAATACTGAAATTATTGTATCACCAGCTTTGACTAAGGCTATCAAAGTTGGTATTGATAAAGAAATGGTTCATGACTTTGAGTTCACCTTACGTGATTATCAAGAAGAAGTTATTAGAAAAGCTTTAAAGCTAGGAACTGGTACTTGTGTTCTTGGAACTGGTGCTGGTAAGACATTCACTACCGCAGCCTTAATTGAAAACTTCTTTAGAGCAGCAGGTGATAAGGATACTTTTAAATGTCTAATGTTAGTACCAGACTTAGGACTTGTAACTCAAACGTATGATGAGTTTATAAACTGTGGTACAACATATAAACTTACTAAATGGACTGGTCAGACTAAACCTGACTTTACAGCTAATGTAATTATCGCTAACATTGGTATTATTCAAAGTAGATTTGAAGATAACGAATGGTTAAGACATATTGATCTACTTATTGTCGATGAGTGTCATAAGATATCAGCTGGTAACAAGATCTCAAAGATTGTTCAGCAAATAAGGACTCCTAATAAGTTCGGCTTTACTGGTACACTACCAGAGGATGACCTTAACAAGTGGTCCATTATTGGAAAGTTAGGTCCAGTTATTTATGAGAAGTCTTCTTATGAGTTAAGACTTGAAGATCACCTTGCAAATGTAGTAGTTAAGATACTTAATATTAGTTATAACCCTGCACCACACTTTTCTGGACCAAATGGCTATAGAGATGAGCTTGAATACATTTATGAGAGTGATAGGAGAAACTCATTACTACAAAAACTAGTTGGTAAGTTAGATAATAACACTCTTATACTTGTTAACCATATTGCTCATGGTGAAGCTCTAGAAGAATACTTTAGTAAGATTGAAGGTAAGAAAGTTTACTTTATTAGGGGTTCTGTTGACGTAGAAGAAAGAGAGAAGATTAAAAAGATAATGGAGCGAGAGACTAATGTT